GACTCCATGGTGCTCATAATCCGACTCCACTTACCCATGTATCAAGAATGTTTAAATATTGGCGTGGTGACATTGTGTTTAGATTCAAATTTGTGAGATCTAGATACCATGCAGGACGTATTCGCTTCACTTGGGATCCTGTTAAGGATATCACAGCTGATACTGATACTGAAATGGTTACGTTCAATCAGATTTATGATCTTTCTGAGGATGGTGATGTGGAGGTGAGAATTCCATATACACAATCCACTGCCTTTCTTAATGTTCCTGATTACAATTATCGTTTCTCTGCTTCTGGCTTTGCACCAGTTGATGGTGAGGATAACGGCTCGTGGACTATGCGCGTGCTGAATAGACTCACAGCACCTGATGCTACATCAGATGTTCAGTGTTACGTTTTTGTGAGAGCTGCCGAAAATTATGAATTGGCAGAACCAGCTGATCTCTCTCGTGAAGAATACACGTATTTCGACACTCTTGAGAGTTCATCTATTATGGAAACCGATGATCTTGCAAATATGAAAGATATGGGTTCCAAAACATACTTATGTAATATTGGAGAAAGAGTGAGAAACTTACGCTCACTTTTGCGCAGAAGCGCACTCTCTCGTATATTTTCAGATGTTGGCGCGAGTGGTAACAATGTCACGTTGACCTCAACCATGGGTAGGAGTCCTCTCCAACCTGGTTTTGATCCTAATGGTATTAACTCAACTCTGTTAGCTAACTCTTATAATTATGTTCTACATAATCCGATAACATGGTTATCTCCATGTTTTGTCGGGCAACGTGGTGCTGTTGTCTGGTCCGTTATCCCTCATACAGCGGATGTGGCGAATACAACTTTCACTATGTCTCGTTCTCGTACCACGAAAACGGCGGCAGGTTATCACGCTGCAATTTTTACTAATGTAAATTATAATCCTAGGTGTCATTCCATTTCCAGTAATTCTGGTATTTATGGCACTGGTGCAGGAGCTGCAGTCACACATGCTAATACATGTGCTGGTCTGTCTATTCACGCTCCCTTTTATTCGAGATATCGTATGGAGGATACTGATCCATCCACACGAGTTCTTGGTAACTCTTCACGG